CAAGTCCGAACTGAACAAGGAAATCGAAGAGAACATGAAGGCTCAGAAGCAACAAGCTCAACAGGCTCAACAAATCCAACAACAAGTTTTGTCCTCGCAGCTTGAGCTTAATAAAGCTTCGGCCATTGAGAAACTGGCTGGAGGGAAAGAACGCTTTACACGATCTGTAGCCAATATGGGTCTGGAAGATGAAAGAGCGGCTAGGGCCGTTGATAACCGAGCTTCTGCGTCTCTGGATAGAGCAAGAGCAATGAGAGAGCTGTCCTCACTAGATGATGAAAGGCTTCTCAAATACCTAAACGTCGTTCGATTGATGGAAGGAATGAATCGGGCTCAAGAAGAGCAGATAAAAGAAGACGACATAACAATTTCTGCACGAGGGGAACAAGCAGCAGAGCCCCTTATGCCAGAAAATCCTCTGGGAGCACAGATGTTCTCAGGGCAACAAGAAAACCAACCGCCTGTGGAGGTATGACATGGATAAGTACAGTCAGTCACGTAACAGTCGCATGGATGAATCCCTTGGGATGAGAGACGGGAAAGAGAGTAATAAGAGTCAATCTTACAAATCTCGCCGTGATGAATCAAAAGGAATGAGTCGTGCGATGGATAAACGTGCTCCTCACCGAGCTGATTACCATATGAAAGGGTTTGAAATCAAAGACAACGCGCAAGCGCCAATCGTCCGCGATATCAACACTAATTCAGAACAGTATGATCTTGGAAGGGTACGTAAATACAGTAACGGAAGCCGGGGTTACCCTGCTGAAGCCTGGAACTACGACTATTAAGGAGTAGAGATGAAACAAGAGACTGGGGAAACCCGCGATGCAATCATAGAAGACGACAACAAGCAGATTCAAGATATCCTTGCTGCCAATAAGGGACTTCGAGAGCCCTATTGGATTGTGATATTTGCTAAACCGTTCAAACGTTGCATAGATGGCCATCCCACCCTTGTAAAACACATAAAAGCATACAAAGCCAGACCAGTCCCTCAAGTGGGAATGATAACTGGAGAGGTGAACAATGTGTCAGGAGCAATCTCCTGGGATGTGAATATGCCTCAAAGGCCGTTTGACTTTGATGCGCTCCAGAAGTTTGGAGCAAAGCCTTGTGATGAGGTGGTCGTAGAAACCACGTCTATCCCGAGGTCTTACGTAACACAATAGTGCCGCCGACTGTCTCGGGACTGAAGAACCATGAGACAAAATAAAGGGCGAAACTTTTTAAGGAGCTACACGCAATGAGTGAAGAACCCAACGTTTCGGGCGAAGAAAATATGGAGGCCGCCGATCCAGAAGTTAGCGAATCAAGTCATGACTCGAATGAGCAGCAGACTGAGGAACAGAACGTCCCTTTGGCTGCATTGCAATCAGAACGAGCGCAACGACAGCAACTTCAAGATGAAATCAAAATGATGAAGGAGCACATGTCTCTTATTCAAGCAAATCAGGTTCAACAGAGGGCTCCAGAGCCTAAAGATGAGCTAGACGATCTTGATGAAGGCGATGTTCTGACTGTAGGGGGAGCTAAAAAATTCCTCTCCAAGATGAACAAGCAATATCAGATGTCCATAGAAGAGCTGAAGATGAGTCAAAAGCATCCCGACTATCAAGAGATCATCACGAAATATTTACCCGAAGTAATTAAAAACAACCCGGGTTTACGAAACACCCTAGAGTCTACGCAGGATTATGAACTTGCGTACTACTTGGCCAAAAACTCTGATGTATATCGGGGGGAGAAAGGCAAAGCCAAAAAGAACGCTGATGCAGAACGCATTGTTCAGAACAGCAAGAGTGCTGGTTCATTAAGCAGCGTTGGGTCAACAACACCAATCTCTCAAGCCAAGCGGTACAAGGACATGCCTGTGGAAGAATTTAGGAATCTCGTAAATAGAAACCTGGGTGGACCATAAACAAATTGGAGTAACAAATGACTATTACAACCACAGCAGTGTTGCCTCCAGCGGTTCGGGAATATTACGATAGGCTGCTTCTTATGACTGCGTATCCTACGCTTGTTCATACTAAGTTTGCTCAAAAACGTATTCTTCCTGAAAAGAACGGAGACACCATTGTGTTCCGTAGGTATTCACGGCTTTCTACTGTACCGATTCCACTTGTGGACGGCGTAACTCCTCCAGGAGCTCCGCTATCGGTTACAGATATTAAGGCACGTGTGTCCTTCTACGGTAACTTTGTAACTATAACAAACCAAGTACAGCTCACAGTTGAAGACAGAGTCTTGAACGAATCTGCTCGACTTTTGGCACAAAACCTAGCTCAGACTATGGATGAAGTGACAAGAGACGTTCTAGCTTCTACAAGTTCTGTTTTACAATGCTCTAACGGTATCAACGGCCAAACTCCTACAGAGTTAACCAAAGCTGATATCGATAGTTCTGTGAAAACACTACTTGGTAACGATGCAGAAATGATTAGTGAAGTTGTCACTGCCTCAGATGGCTATGCAACATCCCCAGTCAGACCCTCTTTTTGGGGTTATTTAGACACTGATTTGCTTGATGACCTTGAGTCGGTAGCAAACTTTGTCAACACTGCAAACTACCCATCTCAGCAGACAGTTTTGGATTCTGAGTGGGGAGCAACTGGTAACGTTCGCTGGCTTTACACATCCGTAGGATCTGTATCTGCAGCAACACCGGCTGTATATAATAACTTTATTGTTGGTAAAGAAGCATATGCAGTTGTTCATCTTCGAAGCGAAACAGGTGAGTTCTATATTGAGCCACTAGGTTCTGCAGGCGCAGCTGATCCCCTCCATCAGAGAGGCTCAGTAGGCTGGCAGCATCCGTTCGTTTCTCGAATTTTGAATGATTCATTTATGCTTAACTTAATGGCAACCCACAGCTAAGGAGGACACCATGTCACAAATGAAACTGGTATCCTGGACCAACGCTACACCCGTTGCCACTAGGAACCAAAGCGTAGGCTTCTCAGTAACAGAAGCTCTCGTAACGAACATTACAGATGGTGTACAGTACTATTGGAACTCCGGCATGGCCGATGCTTCTTATCTTACTGTCTCATCTGGCGCTATCACTGCATCGAACGGATTTACACCACTCGCACAAGCTACACTTGTAGCTGCACCTGTGACTGGCGTATCTGCCGCTGCTAACGCTGTCATTACCTGTTCTTTTTTAGATCAGTTTGCCTTCGCAGTAGGAGACACAGTGAAACTCACTGACGTTGCAGATGATTCTGCAGATGATGGAGATACCCAGTTGAACTTTTCTACTACAGTAACGGCTGTTTCAGCTACTACTGTAACAGTAGCTCAACAGACCAATTCGGGCTTCGCGACTTATGTCAGCGGCGGCTTTTTGGTTAGAGTATCTGACGCTTCTAGCATACCCGTACCTATTATAAACGTAGCCATCCAAGGCTTGCTTTTAGGAACAGGTGTTGTTGGAACTGACGGAGACTCAATGGTAGCAGTTTACAGAGGTGAAAACTCTGTAGTTTAAAGAACCACAAAGGGAGGGGACATTGAATCCCCACCCTTTTTTACACATGAGGTTATATGGCACATATTAAACATAGTAAGAGAACTGTAGAGGACCTACAGCTATTGCCTATTATCGGCAATCAACCCAGAGATGAAAAGGAAGAAGAATTCCTTCGAGAAATCTGTGAGTTTGAATTTATGAACATAGAAGAGGCTGGAGTTTCTGTAAGGTTTCCTTACGGCAATTCAAAGCATCAACACGTTTTTACGCTTTTTCATGGAGGCAAATATAAGCTTCCACGCTTCATTGCACGGCACTTAGATAGCTGTGTGACTCCTATTTGGGAATGGAGGCCTGATGGAACAGGAAGAATGAATAAGCAGCAAGTAGGAAGCAAACCACGCTTTCAAATGAGACAGTCTTACGGAGGATAAGCATGGCACAATGGAACCTAGCCCAGATTCGACTCAAAACGCGGCAAGTTACTGGACGGCTAACTACAGATGATATGACGAATGAAGAGCTTGATACTCGAATCAATCAGTATTACCAGCTCAGATTTCCTGCTGAAGTAAAGCTAGAGCAAAAGCTCACTTACTATAAATTTCTTACTACAGCCAATCAAGCTTATTACGACGTTCCGCAAGAGACTTACACCAACTTTGAGCCGCCAGCAACGGTGAATAATCTGAACATGCTATGGTATCAAAACCCTGCTAAGTTCGAGCAAGACAATCTAACAACTGCTTTACAATATTCGTTTCTTACCCCGTGGACAGGAGATGGAGCCACGGTCACTTTCACTACGACTGTGACGGGATTTCCGATCTTTCCAGGAAGCACAACTATTAACGATGATGTAGAGACGTTCTTGGATACTAACCAAGATTGGACAACTTCCAACGTGACAATAACGGGATCGGCCGGTGGTACGGCGACCATCAATTATTCTACCGGAGTTGTTTCCGTTACCTTTAATACTGCACCCATCAATGGTCAGGTTATTAATCTTAACTACATCATTTTTCAGGCTGGCAGGCCACAAGCTATCCTTTACTTCAACAACCAATTCGAGCTTTTACCTCCTCCTGATCAAGCTTACATTGTACAAATGCAGGCTTATCAGGTAGTAGCAGCTCTTACAGCTGCAACCGATACACCTGAGCTTAACGAATGGGGGCCTTGTTTATCGTATGGAACGGCTTTAGGGATATTTGCGGATTATGGAGAGAACGATGCTTATGCAGAGACTACTCGGCTCCATAAAGAACAAATTTCACTGGTTTATTCCCGTACTGAGCAGGATTTATTGAACATAAGAGCATTACCCAATTTTTAAAGAGGAAACATTATGGCATGGGATAGAACTCAACCTGAAAACACTACAAAGCTTCGAAACGTGGGAACGGTTATCCGTCCTAACTGGGAAGCAATAGAGCTTGCTGAGTCTACCTTTCAGCCTCAAGCAATCAACTTCACTGACAGAACTGTAGCTGGAGTAGCTGTAAACCCAACGGCTATCACAGATGCCTTCATTAACTACTGCAAGACAGATTCTGCAGGTAATTCCGAGCTCTTTGGTATTGATGATAGTTCCAATGTTATCCAATATTCTTATGGAGGGCGATTAGGTTCACCCACAACTAATGTAACCATAGGAACTATCAACTTTGGAAGTAGCACCGTTTCTTACGGTCATAATAATATTATCCATGCCTACGGTCAGTTTACAGGCGCGGGAGCTACGGTGGTAGCTAGTGGATGTACGATTGCTCGCGTTTCTAAGGGTATTTACCAAGTTTCCTTTTCGGTGGTCCTCCCTGCAACGACATATGTGGCTGTGGCTACTCCTTTTAATGAAGGTAACGTCCGTATGTGTAAAATCGACGACAAGACTACGGCGGATTTTCGGATCTTTATTATTAACGAAAATGCTGCTGCAAGAGATGCGGGTGGTTTTTTCATGGTATGTGGAGGCTTCTAAATGTCCTTTCAGCCGGCGCTAATAGCTCCCTTTAAGACAGGTTTAGACACTGACTTAGAACCTTGGCTCGCCCCTCCCGATTCTTTTCCAGAAATTGATAACATGCACATCACGCATGGATATCTTAAAAAAAGAGAAGGATATAGGGTTTTTGGAGCTCTCGTTCCCAATGGAGCTACCGTGGCTGTTTCCGCTCTCACTCAAGCCGATCCTGGAGTGGTAACCACAGGAGCTCATGGATATTCAACTGGTGACAGAGTCTATTTGGACTCAGTTGGTGGCATGACTGAAGTGAATAATAAGATATTTGTCATAATAGTTTTATCGCCAACAACCTTCTCCATTGATATAAACACAACTACCTTTACTGCATATACCGTTGGTGGAACGAGTCAATTAATAGACCCCTCTACTGACAGAGCCATGGGAATTACCCGATATATTGACGCCGACGGAGGAAAAACAACCCTTGGATTTAATCTTCGACGAGTTAATAGATATGATACAGCAGCCAACGTCTTCGTTGAACTCGATAGTGCTGACATATTTGGTGGAACTGCAGGAGAGAATGACTTTGTTTGGGCCACCAACTGGCAGTCTGGAGGAGGAACAAATAGACTCTACTTCTGCAACGGAATTGCGGGAACTCCAGCAGCTGCACCTACAATTAATGGCATCCGATATTATGATGGCACAAGCGATGCTAACAACACCACGCAGTTTTTCCCTACTCTTGGTGCAGGACCACCTGCCCGGACCTTGGTTGGAGCGCAACTTATTTTTTCTCTTGGACAGAGACTCATTGTTCTAAATACTTTGGAGTATAATGAAACTTCTACCTCCAATAACCCGCAAAGAGCCAGATGGTGTGCTAAGCAAAACCCAGAGAACTGGAATGATGTGACAGCCGGAGGTGGTGGCTTTACAGATGCTGCTACTGGTGACCAAATCGTCTCTGCTCGTGCTCTTCAGAATCAAATAATCGTATTCTTCACTAACTCCGTGTGGAGTTTAGTCGCAACGTCCGATCCAAACAGAGCTTTTCGTTGGCAGAAAATTAACTCTTTTAGAGCCTGTGATGGTAAAATGGCAAGCATAGGGTACGATAGGTACGTTGTTGCATTGGGAGTACGTGGAATTACCGCTACCGATGGCGTAGAGACGCGTAGAATTGATGATAGAATCGAAGGCTTCACCGTAGATGCGATAAACGTTGACCAATTCCCTAAAGTCTTCTGTGAACGCTCCTATGCAAATAAAAGATGGTGGACCCTATACAATGACCTGGAAACTACCGATGATGAAAACAATTCTGCTCTCGCATATGATGACGATTCCGCCTCGTATTCTACCTATACTATATCTCTTAATTGCCTAGGATATGGAAACTTCTCTCAAGACTTTGCATTAGACGATTTTACTGCAGCCAATGACCTTGATAAGGCCTTAAATGACTTCGCAGACGAAGATTTCTTCTCGTTCTTTTGGCAAGACAATCAAGAAACGATGCTCGGCGGAGATGTTAATGGAAATATCTTTGTTCTAGAGACAGAAGCCTCTGATGATGGAAGTGATATAGAAGCTTCCTTCAAGTCAGCCGCTTGGAATCCTTTCAAAGAAGAGGGAAAAGAGTGTCAGTTATCTTTCTTGGACTTTTATGTAGATACAGACGTTACCACGACAGCTACAGTTGAATTCTTCAAAGACACCAATACGGCTCCGTATAAAACCCAGAATATGGATTTTTTACCGCCTTTAGATTTCATCACTGTAGTTGCAGGCGCGGATAAAACCAATCCAGTTAATGTAAATGCTCCGGGTCATGGACTCGCTACAGGACAGGTTGTCTTTATTTATGGCGTAGGAGGAATGGTAGAACTTAATTCAGGAGCCGACGGAGATTCTTATACTATCACGGTGGTAGATGAAAATAACTTCACATTGGACACAATAGATGGAACTCTTTACTCCGATTTTACTGACGCTGGTGGAGTTTATTTCCGCCAATTTTACCGAACTAAGACTTGGAAGCGAGTATATGGGGGCGGCATTGGCTTTCAGCACAGCATTAGGTTTACTAGTAGTGGAAGTGACCGTCCGTTTAGGATTCATGCGATGAAGCCTTATTTCAAACCTCGTGGAAAAAGGACGATAAACTAATGACTCTTCCCACAACAATTATCCTTCCTCTTAGAACTGACTATTCAGATGAAGATATGGACCGATATTTGAGAGATTTGGTCTACCAAATACAAGATTTTTATGAGCAAGTCGCAGAGAACGTCAACGGATTCATCAGAAATAATGCCGAAGTCGACCAAGCAGTCTGGACTCCCACTCTTGCAGGAACAGGAGCTGGAACTTTCACCTACACTCAGCAGGCAGGATGGTCAATTAGACAGGGAATATTCACTGAGATTTTCTTCGATATCACTTGGAGTGCCACAACTGCGACAGGCGATCTTTACGTAGAATTACCCTACATCGTGACATTAAGCGATGGGATGCCATTTGTAGGTGTTTTACAGCCTTCTAGCATTGCGTTTGCACCTGCTACAAACTTAGTAATTAATGGAATACCAAACTCCTATAGAGGGGAGATATGGACAATAGGCTCTGGAGCGGCTACAGCTAATCTGGCTGTCCCAGCTTCTGGAAGACTGATTGGCAATCTTCGCTATATAGGACTGGAAGACGAATAACCCAAGAAATGTAAAACAGCTTTACATCAGAGGATAAAATGAAAAAAGTAGATGATTTAAGATGGATAAGAGTGTTCACACCCGACCATGTGCCTCATTATCTTATCGATCAGGTGAGGGAAAGAGACTACTCCGTAGAAGAGTTCTTTAAGTATCACCAGATTAATTGCATGACTCAAGGCGAAAAAGGAGTGGTTTTAAACCCCTTCTCTCATCTTTATGTACTTGCAGACAAAGAAAATAGAGTACAAGGAATGCTATGGTTTACTGTAGACCCTCTTAGTAAAGACATCTTAATCCAAACCTATTCGATGGATAAAGAGTACTGGGGAAAAGGTCTCGCTGTAAAAAAATTAGCGGAGCATATAAAACAAATTAGGAAAAAAGGTAATCTCAATAAGATATACTGGGTGACTAATTACCCGAAGCATAGCGAAAGGTATGGATTTAAGCGCTCAAAAAGTATATTGATGGAGTATACGGAGGAGAATCATGGGAAAAACAATGATGGGGTCAACCCAAAACGAGGGGAACATAGACCTGCTGACTCAAGACCAGCAGAACTTCCTATCGAATGCGTTGGGAGGCCAGAACAGCCAGCAAGCGGGACAAGCATTCAACCAGTTCCTGCAGCCGTTTGATCAAGGTCAGTATGATCAGATGTTTCAGAAGTCCTTTATAGACCCTGCACAACAGGCTCTTCAACGTCAAATTATCCCTGGTATTAAGGAGCAATTCTTAGGAATGGATGAATCAGGGTCGTCCGCTCTGAATCAAGCTTTATCTCAATCTGCAACGGACGTGTCAGGTCTTCTTGGCTCTCAATACATGAATCAATATAATCAGCAGCAAGGAAATCTTCTTCAAGCACTTGGACTAATGTCTGGTTTAGGCTCGCAGAAAACATTTGAACCTATGTTGCAACAGAGACAAGGACTTCTTGGACCCTTACTTGGAGCTGGGGGTGCCATCGGTGGAGGACTTTTAGGAGGTCTACTTGGTGGACCTGCAGGAGCTGTTGCCGGTGGAACAGCCGGTAGTCAATTAGGCAGAACGGTGTCATAAGGAGGCAACCATGGTTTTAGTACTACCCGACCAATCAGGACTCGGAGAAGGAATCCAGCAAGCCGGTGGCATGTTAGGAGGAGCTCTTCAACAAGCTCTTCAACAACGGAGAGGCCGAGAGGCTCAAGAACAAACGCATGCAATGTTAGCTGAGCAATTTCCCGCCGATACTACATTGGGACGTGTTCTTAGAACTCCAGGCGGCCTACAGGTTGCCCAACAATTGAGCGGAATCCTGGGTCCTATTGCGAAAACCGAATCTCTCACCCAACACTCTCAATCTATTCGTGAGCGCTACAAGCCTTCCTCTCAAGGTTATGAAGGAAATGAAGCCGCTCAAAGTTATGATGCTTCCGGTCAAGGAAGTGGAGCGGGTTACGGCTTGCCTCAAGCTCCCGGACGAGGAGATGTGGGAGCGAGAGTTCCTAAGGAACAACAAGAATATCAAGGCGAAGAAGGGGTGTCTCGTCCAGAGTCTACCGTTCAGGCTTTTGGTAATTCTCCCATCCAAATGACAAAGACAAAGTCTCCTTTAAAAGTCGAAGAAGGTGAAGAAATAGTAAGTACTCCGGCAGGAACATTTGCAGCCGCGGATTTCATTGAAACTCCTTTTGGCTCCTATCATCCAAATATGATAGCTGAACTTAATGCAAGCCCGAATCCTAGTGACCAAAGAGAAGCTCAAGTTATCAATCAATTCTTACTTCAGCAAGAGAACCTCAGTGGTCAGGAAGGAGTTCAGAAGAGAAAAGAATGGAGGAGCGAAATTAATGCGTTCTCTAAACCTTTTCAAGATATCACTAAGATGGAGTCTCATGTTAAAAAACTAGAGAAAGGGAGACAGCTTATCCTTTCTGGAAAGACTAATCTTGATGACAACTGGATGAGACGAGCTACTCAAGCGGCTCTTGATGATAAAGGCGCGCCAGCACTAAGTGAACTCTTAAAGACTGAAGAGGATAGAATCCTTTATTCATTGATTTACGATAGTCTTAGAACTAAAGAGCTTGGAGGAAGTAATCCTTCCACTCGTGAAGTCTTGCTCTCCTTAGCCGCGAAACCCTCTCCTTTCAAAGGGAAAAAAGCCAACATAGCGGTCATGAACGATATGCTACGACTTGCTCGAGAAAACGTAGAGAAAGGTAAAGCTATTGCCGAGATTCGGGATAGAAGCGGAGCTGTTTCCTTCGGAAGATTTCAAGCGGAAGTAGCGGAGAGATTAAGACCCATTCTTGCGAAAGAGGACCTGAGAATTGAAAATGAAACTCGTCTAGTAGACGCCCAGCTGTCTCTCAAAGGTAAGAAAGCTACATCTGGATTTAAATATATGCTTGCTCCTGACGACAAAGTCTATTCCGTACCGATAAAGGACATCAAGCGTCTTCAAGACCAAGGTGGAGTCATGCTTTATGGCAACAAATAACCCATGGCAGAACTATGCGGTTGTTGGTGAAGAAGAATCTTCTCCAACTCCGGGAGCTCCTCAAGGGGCTTCTCCGTGGTCTCAATACGAGACAGTATCACCTCCAGGCCTTGGAAGTGAAATCCTGGAAGGAACCGTTGAAGGTGTCAAAGGGGTAGGAAGGATAGCTGGTCGTTCTGCAGCTTCTCTTGTTGCAGCTCCTGCCAAAGGAATAGGTGGGATTTTAGAGTTATTATCTCAGTTTGGAACCGAGGGAGAGCCAGGTCAAGTTAAAGGAGCGGGAACTAGACTTCTTAGAAATGTCGGACAATATCTCCAGAAGACCGGAAAGGGTGGAGAGAAATATCTAAAAGACCAAATCGAAAACGCTCTAGGGAAATCTTACACTTCATTTGAAGAGTCTTTAGCTGGATTTGGCGAAAGAGTTGCAGATATCTATGGAAGAGGTCCTTTTAAAGGAATGGCTCTTCCTGCAGCAGTGGGAGGAGCATCAGGCCAGATAGCTGAAGAGCTAGGAGCGTCGGAAGGAACTCAAGCTATTGCTGAGCTCGCCGGGATATTTGGTCCCGATGGAGCAAAAGCGGCTGTTTCATTGATTCCTAAGGCTCTCAAAGAAAAATCAGGTCTTATTTTACCTAAGATTGTTGAGAAGACGAAAGAGGGCTTCAAAGCTATTGCTCCCAAAGTTTTTCAAGGGAAGAAAGAAAAGGTCTACCAAGGCGTATCTGATCAAGCTAAAACCCTTATTAATAAGATTCAAAGAGAAAAAATGCCTCTTACTAAGAAACTAGAAGAAGGGATTGATGTTGAAGGCATTCTTAATAAGCAGCTAGACGAAGTACAGAAAATAGCCGGCGAGATGCCTCATCAAATCGAAAGCAACTATCTTTCAGACTATTTGAAAAAGGTAAAAAAGGACATCCGAAAATCTCCGGTTCCCACGGAAGAACAAGATAAAATCTTAAAGCTAGTTGAGAAGTACCAAAAGTCATATGGACAAACGGAAGGTGGCCTCCGTTTTTATTCTCCCCAAGAGTACTTAAAGCAGTTCAGAAACATCAATAAAGACGCTAAAAAGCTCTATGAAACGAAACTTTTGCAAGGAGAGCAGAGAGAAACCATTGGTTTTTATGAGGGTCTCAAGAAAGAGATTTCCAAAACCTTCGAACTTGGAACTCCTAAAGAGTTCTCCGATCTTTTCAAGGCTACGAATAAGGAATTCTCAGAGCTCTCTAACATAAACCGCTTTGAAACCGTCATGGAAGGCGTTACCTCTAATGGTGTCATAGATGCTTCTAAGCTCAGCAAAAAGATTTCCTCACAGAAAGGCTCCAGATTACTTAGAAGACAGCTAGGAAAAGAGGGATTCGATCACTTAAAGGCCATTTCGGATGATTTAGTCAAGGTCAAAGACAAGCTCAAACTCGTAGACGAACTCGGATTGGGTTCTCTGGTAAAGAGCGCTGTAGCTGCTGGCGTGTTATCCAAACTAGGCGTTCCTTTTGCTAAAACAGCACAGGGAGGTAAAAAGCTGTTAGAGTTAGGGCAAGGCTATATGCTTATGAACCCTCGCGGTTTTAGAGATACTCAGAATTTCTTGAAAGCCCTTCAGTCAGGAAGTAAAAAATCCATTCAGACCTACCTAAGACGTCTAGATAAGCATGCTTTGGAATATCAGAAAGAAAATCCTTCAGTCTATCCATATGAGCAAAGCGCCGAGCCCGAAAAAAAGACTTCCTAATCCCCCGCTAAACTCACAAATCACTAAACACACAACAGAACAAACTGCTTTGAGGAAAAATTTCATGTTAAACCTCCTTTTTGTGTTTTAAATAAAACTCTCTTAAAGCTTGAGTCAGGATAAAGTTTTTACTTTTATTCTGCTGATAAGCTAGAAGTCTGAGCATTTCATACTCTTTTGATGAGAGCCTCATATTCAGAGCCTTCTTTTTATCTCTGGTGCGGTAATTATCTACTTCCATAAGGGTTTGTCCTTACCTCAATCAATTGAGTATGGTGCTATTGTACCACTTTGTGAAATAAAAGTGGAGAAATAAAAGATAAAAGAATATCTTGAGCAAAAAGACCCCAGAACCACAATACGGGCATCTAACACGCGAGGAAAAAATGGCAAAAAAAATTCTTAGAGCATATAGCGTGGACCAACCTCTTGTTGATGTCCCACACTTAGCTATTAACTCATCCCGAGCTCCCACAGCAGTCGACAGAGATTTCGCTATAGGTGATCCGTGGATACACAAAACAGACGCAGACAATGCGACAATGTACAATTTCGGTGGCCTGGATTCTAGCCAAGATGCTATCTGGATTTTAGCTGGTCCTGGAGACTCAGAAGTTGATACTCTACAAGGCGATTCAGGGGGAGCGATTGCTCCGACAGCAGGAAATATCGTGATGACAGGTGGAACCAACATCACAACTGTAGGTACGGCTGGTCCCGGAACCATTACTTTTAATTTAGATGGAGCGATTACTTTAGCTACGTCCGTAACTTCAGCTCTTTATACGACAGCAGCAGGTACGGATCTTTTGATTACAGCTGTAACCGGTCAAGACATCGTTCTTAAGATGGGAGATGCGGGTGGAGCTAACAAGGTTTCCTTCACAGACAGTGCGGACGTAGAAGTGTTCTCAGTAGACTCTGATGGGGCGTTGACTTTCTCAAGTCTCGTGGTTACAGGAGCCTTTACTCAATCCGGAGGGACAGCCTCTCTTAATGCTTCCTCTACCTTTAACACCGTAATTAACTCTGGGACTTCCAGTGGAACGGTCACGATTGGGAACAGTGTAGCCGGAGCCATTACAATAGACTCGGGAGCCGGCATTAGTTTAGATGCCGCAGCAGCGTCGAATTTTACTACTGCAGGAGCTGGAATTGATATAGATATAATTTCTGGAGCTGGAAGAGTCATCGTAACAGCCGGAGAAGACGCTGCGGATGCGATCTATCTTCATGCTGATGCAGGAGTAAGTGAAACCATTAGACTTCACTCCGATCAGGGAACCGGGGTAGCCTCTGTTCATTTAGAATCAGATGTAGGTGGCGTTACTTTAACGTCCGGTCTAGCGAGTGCCGATGCTATTAATTTATCAGCTACAGCTGGTGGAGTAGACATTGATGGTGCGCTTCAGGTAAACATTGCTTCTTCTCAAAACGCCGCTGATGCAGTGAGAATTAATGCAAGTGCTGGTGGTATCGATATTGATGCAGCTGGTGCAGCTGGTGAAGACATTACTATAGATAATGCCGCCGGCTCAATTGTAATAACAGCAGCCGAAGCCGCAGCCGATGCACTTGTTATCAATGCATCCGGTGGTGGTATAGACATCACAGCAGCTACCAATGACCTTGATATAGTAGCAACCGCCGCTTCTGCTAACCTTAGTGGTGGTGAAGCCGACGCAGCAGCCGTTAGGATTAACGCAAGCAATGCTGGCGGAGGTATGGATATCGATGCTGGAACGCTAGGTATTGCGATTGACTCTACTGGAGCAATCAGTATAGATGCCGCGGCCGCTTCTAACTTCTCAGTAAGTGGAGCGGGAATCGATTTAAATTTTGCCTCTTCAGCGGGTCGTATCATAGCGACTTCCGGAGAAGATGCAGCCGATTCTATCTACTTACATGCTGATGCAGGGAGCAGTGAAACTATCAGATTACATTCTGACCAAGGAACTGGTGTTGCTTCTGTAGCCCTGGTCTCAGATGTAGGTGGTGTTACTCTAACTTCTGGTTTAGCTTCAGCTGACGCGATTAACTTAAGCGCAAGTGCTGGTGGGGTAGATATCGATGGGGCTCTAGAGATTAACATCGCATCTAGCCAAGTGGCAGCCACAGCGGTTAATATCGTAGCGTCTGACGCAGCGGGTGGAATCACCATGACAGCTGGTACAGGTAATGTGAATGTCGCGGGTAACTTCGCACTCACTTCTGTTGCCACTCAGATGATTATGAACGGTGGAGCTGTAACGGACTTTATTGGTCAAGCTACCTTGGTGAACGGTGAAATCACAGTTTCCAATACTAATATAGCAACGACTGATAGGATATTTGTTGGTAGAAGTGCAATTAACGCTTCAACAGCATTAGGAATGCCTTTAACAACTATCGTTAATTCTACGAGCTTTAAAATAGAGGCAAAATCTCTAGTTACACCTGCAAATGATGAGACTGGTGACCAATCCACATTTGACTATGTAATCATAAGACAAAGCTAATAGGAGAAACGGATGGCCCTCTTTACAGATTTCGAAATAAAAGAATTCGATTCGGCTTCCCTAACAGGGTCGTACCAAAATTTTGGTGCGGTCCTGACCTATCCTTGTTATGAAGTTATTTTCTTTAATGGATCTGACGTAGATGTTTATGTTTCCCTTGATGGGACGACGGATAATATTCGCGTAGCTTCAGGTCAATCATTACCTATGACTGGCTTTAGAAAATATAGTCCTTCGCCTGATGGAATGTATTTATTTAAGAAAGGCGAGCAGCTTCAAATTAAACAGGTGACAGGAACGGGAACTGGATTTATTGTGATAAATTGTTTAATGACGAGGTAAATACATGAGCGCTAGCGGACAAAATCGTCCCTTTAAATTTGGGGCAAACGACCGACGAGAGTTCATTGTTCAAGACTCGGAAGTTTCATTTATCGCTATCAATGATTTGAACGGGAATCCTATTTATCTCGGAAGAGCTAAAGTAGGCTCTGCTCTGTCAGAACCTAAGTGGCAGATTAGATTCATTGAATATGACTCCAACCAAGGGGTTACACGCGTTACTTGGCCTGTAAATGATGAAAGTGCAGCTTCGGCTGATTTCGAGTTTATTTGGACTGCTGTATCTGATTTAACAATCACCACTATTTCTCAAGCGGCTACGGCTGTAGTAACAGTATCCGATTTAGGAACTCTTGCTAATGGAGACCTGATTGTGATTCAAGATGTCGCCGGAATGACTGACGTGAACTTTGATGGCTCTAACATTTATACAGTAGCTAATATTAGTGCTGGACCTAAGACATTTGAGCTTAGTGGTATAAACAGCTCAGCTTTTGGAGCTTATACCTCTGGAGGCATCGTAATATATGGCGCTGTTGTCAATTACACCTATTCATGAGGAGTAAATGGGTTATAAATATAATGCAATCACAGGTGAGTTGAATGTAAGCATAACTGACCCAATCCCCGTCGACTACGCAAATGAGTTTGTGACAGATTCGGGAACTGCCGTTCCAGCTGCTCATGTAATTAACTTTATCGGAGACGCTACTCAGGGAATTTCAAGCTCAGGTGCAGGAAGCACGGTAACTTACACGTTGTCAGACGCAACCTCCTCTCAGAAAGGGGTGTCAGAGCTCGCAACAGATGCTGAGTCAATAGCTGGCTCAGATACGTCAAGAACCATCGTTCCCAGCTCTCTAAACGCAAAATTAGGCAGTTTAACTGCTAACTCTCTCCCTTTTGGACAAGGAAGTTCCTCCGCTATTGGTTGGACCTCAGCTTTAACTGATGGTCAGATGATGATTGGAAGTACGGGCGTAGCTCCTTCCGCGGGAGTTATTACCTCAAGTGGAGGCACTATCACTGTTACCACGGGAGCCGGAACTTTAAACTTAGATGTGGCTGGTGGAACTACGGCTATAGATTCTTTTAGTCCTGATTCAGGGACTGACCCCGTTGTTCCAACGGTAGCAGGCCTTGTAAATATGAGTGGCTCCGGAAGCCTAACAACCGTGGGAAGCTTAAATACTCTTACATTTCAGCTCACTGGTCTGACTCAATACAATGTGCTTGTTGGAGCGGGTTCAACTACAATTACAAAAGTTGCACCTGGAGCCACGGGGATACCTTTAGTTTCCCAGGGAGCAGCCGCGGATCCAGCCTTTTCTACGGCAGTAGTAGGAGGTGGTGGAACCGGTGCTACATCTTTAACTGATGGTGGTATCTTACTCGGTTCTGGAACAGCAGCTGTAACAGTTACGGCTCAGCCAGTCAATGGAGAGCTCTTGATGGGAAGTACCGGAGTCGATCCTGTGCTAGCCACTATCACCGCAGGAGCTAATGTAACGGTTACGAATGGAGCTGGCTCTATTACCATTGCAGCGGATGGCGGAGGAGACGGCGATGTTGTAGGGCCTGCTGCTGCCACGGACAATGCTTTAGCTAGGTATAACACCACCTCAGGAAAACTCTTACAAGATAGTAGCGTGATCGTGACGGATGCTGGTGAGATGACTAATGCATCTCAACCTTGTTTTTTAGCTACTCACAGCGCTGATCAGTTAAATGTAACAGGTGATGGAACCCAAGCTACAGTAGCTTATACCACCGAAATTACAGACCAGAATGCGGATTATGATGGAACGGATACGTTTACAGCTCCCGTAGCGGGAAATTATTCTTTTAATGGAAATGTATTTATTTCTAATACTGGAGCCGCCACACAGGCGCGTATATTTATAGTAACAAGCAATCGATCTTATGCGGGTAATGTAGACACCCCGATTTCAGGATCTTCGGTTCCTGGGCTGGCTCTTATAGCAGCCGATATGGATGCGCTGGATACCTGTACCGCAGCTGGTCAAGCTTCCGGAACCACCAAGACCGTGCATTTTGCAAATAGTGTTTCAGATGCCTATTTTAGTGGGTCTTTAAATTGTTAAGGAGAAGAAATGAAATTTTCAATAGACGGTAATCAAAAATTTGAGCTTTTGGATTGGCATAAGTCATTAATTAAAAATGATATTCGGTCAGATATTTTCGATGCGGACATGAAAAGACGAGCTACATATAGTGTGGATATGCTTATCCATAAATTAGTTCATTCTAATAAGGAAAAATTCCTTAAGCAATTAAAGTCGCTAGAGGTGAAAGAAGTACCAGGTAAATTAGAAGACCTAACTGAGTTTATTGGCTCAAGAGATGACATGGGATTACAATCCACTGAGATGACAAGTGGGGTTTCTCTAGAGTGCGATTCAGTTGCTATCCATTCAATCTCGGCTGCCTATCTAAATCTTGCGAAAACATACTTTCAAAAGTCGGAGATGGACTATCTCACCGACCAACTTGAGTGGGCATTCAATGAAAAGATCAAAGGGTGTTTAAGGCGTATGCATGCAGAATGGGATCCTAAACTATCCGACAAGTCTATTTCCATTCCTCTTGATGACGAAATTTTTGTTAATCTCGTAATCTCTCAGCCGGATTATAAAGATCGATCTAGTAGAGATGCAGAAGCAGTAGAGGTTTAATATGAGTTCAAATCCTGGTTATCCTCCAAATCCTTTATCGATTCCTCTCATTAATTCCAACTTGGTGCCTATAAGGACCTTTCCCAGGAGACCGACAACTCAGGATGTAAAATACAGGCCAGGACAATTTGCTATTCTAAATAACAACCCTTCAACTGGAAGTGCTGGGGAGCTCTGGTATCTATCTTACTTCAGTTCTGGGGTGCCGCAATGGGTACAACTCGCAGCCGGTGGAGTGGATTTAGAGAGCTTTATTCCTGATAGCGGTACATCTCCGGTGGTTGCTGATGCTTCTAATCAAGTTACGATGGCCGGTGGAACTAATCTTAATACAGTTGGAGGGACTAACACTCTTACTTTCAACTTAGATGATCCTTTTTCCGTGGCCGCAGCAACTATTACTACTCTGGGATCTACTACTGGAAACATAACCACTGTCAATTCAACTACAGTCAATGCCACTACCTTTGATACAAATGTCGCAGCAGCCGCAGTGACGCTAGCTGGTACGACTCTAGCAGCGGACGGAACAGACACTAATATCAACCTGACTCTCACCCCTAAAGGAACTGGCTTTCTAACAACAACGAAAGCAGCCTCTGGTCAATGGTGGCAATTCATAGATGGAACCGATACCTTTGGTTACTACAATAACGCAGGAACTCCTGAAGCAGCTGTCACAGCTTCCATAGGTTCTTGGTGTTCCGATACCACGAACGGAGCCATCTATGTAAAAAACACAGGGGATGCAACTAATACAGGATGGGTAGAACTTGACAGTGGAACTGGTGATGTAGTAGGACCAGCGAGCGCCACCGACAATGCTCTCGCACGCTTCGACTCTACGTCCGGGAAATTAGTACAGGATAGTACAGTGATAGTCACCGATGCCGGAGAGATGACGAACGCCAGTCAACCCGCTTTCTCGGCCAACTTAGGAACTCAAGCTGATAATGTAACCGGCTCAGGAACTGCTTATACCTTAGGAGATACAGATGTAGGAGTAGCCCTTACTGAAATATTTGATCAAAATGGAGACTTTGCCCCTGGATCAGCAGCTGGTGCTATTTTCACAGCTCCGGTCACCGGAAAATATAATTTATATGTTTACTGGATAGCGCTGGGATGTACGGTCGCAACTAATTTTGATACTCAAATCGTCACCTCAAACCGAGGATATCCTATTACCTTTGTAAAAGCTGCCGGTTCCGAGAACGAATCCCAAGCTCTTTCTGTACTCGCTGACATGGATGCTTTAGATACCTCCACGTCGGTTCTCACTGTAACTGGAGAAGCTGGAGACACGGTAGATATAGGCAACACATCTACTGTATTTATGGGAAACCTAGCATGTTGAGGAAACGAAAATGAAAGAAATAATTAAAGAAATGTGGGGAAAAATACCTATGAAATTACGTTACGGAATATTCTTTTTTTCAGGAGTAATGGTGGTAGGAACGGCGTGGTTGTCGACCTCGTGCTCTCATCTACAAAACTATCCTTCAGACAATCTGATAGAAGAGATTGTAGAAGAAGTAATAGAAAGCCAAACAGGGCAAGAAATAGATCTCAGTCCATTCAGTCCCGAAAAAAAAAGCCCATACTAGATTACACCTTGTTCCAGTTCTAACTTTGTCTTTACAAGATAATTCTTTAGCTCTACCTTCGGCTTGAAAGCCAGGAGGTATATATGGCATTGAACGTGGCTCCACGCGCAAGAGATGTTACCATCCAATTCAAGGATTCCTGCAACTGGTGTTGTTGGTGCTGTCGGTCAGTTACTGATGAGACTCAGGTTTATATCAATACAAAAGGACACGCAGTTGTCTTTGACCCTAAGAAGGCCGAAGATGAAAGAACGGCTCTAAGGCGCACTATTTCTAATCTCAATAGAAAGATTGAACAAGTAGCTAGTCAGTCTCATAGACATACAGAAGAAGTGAGAAAAGAACTCCAAGAAAAACTAGGAAAAGTCCTGGATGAAGAAACAGCCACTCCGATCACTCTGGGTCTTCTGGGACGGATAAACGCTGTCTTGTGGGATGTTCTTTGAGGCGATCGATGTTATTCTTAATCTCATCGTATAAGTCATTCCAAGCTTCTCTAGTGAATGACTTTTGGTGCATGTATATATTGAGAACTTCCATATCTTCTAACACGTAGATCAGATATTTCTTCTCAGTACAAAGAAAAGCTGCACATCCATGGTCTAAAGCTTCTTCAATACTTTGGGGCTCAAAACCTTCATCCCAGCTCATTTTTCCTCCCTAAGGCTCCATCTTTCACTCGGTTTCTTTCTGTAACTGTCTAAATCCACCTTTAAAAGCTCAGGAATCGCCTGATAGTCCACTCGACCAGGGATTACACTCCTCGTATAGCGAAAGCCCCCTGCGCGTGAATTAAGGCCCTCTGAGTAGTCTTTCAACATAGACTCTAATGCCTTTTCTTCCGTTTCGAGGGCTCGCTTCTCTTTTTTGAGTTCCCAAAGCCTAGACGCACATTCCTTCCAAGAGTCGTCGCGCTCTATAAAGTCAGCTTCGATCAAGTCCGGTTCTTCCAAATTCTCAACGCAGTTCCAAAACTTAGATTCTTTTTTAAGCATATCGTCTATGTAGTCTTCGTCACGAGGAAGGGTGACAATGACGCCTTCGCCTTTATGATAAGAAAAGTAGTCAATCTGAGTAATATTGTAAAGTCTGAATAAAATTTCTAACTGATGCATGACTTGTGGGTAATAATGCACAGGCACTTTCCCTTTTTTGGCTGCCGCATGGTCTTCAGCGCTACAGTTTTTAATCTCTACCGCTCTATCTTGGGTAATATTTATACCATCAAGACTAGCCATCATGTATTTCAAATCCGGATGAAACACCACGTCAGCTGCAAACTCATCTCCTACAAGCTTTTGGTAAGCTTGTCTTGCTGGCTCTTCCATTGCCGTGCCAAACCGAGTCGCTACGTTATCGATAGATCCATCTAACATCCCCAGCTTCTCTTGACAAAGTAAACGGGGAGTTTTCACCCTCCCGTCGTTCATCTTGAACTTACAGACTCCCATAATGATAGGAGCATCTGAAGCGCCAATATGATTCTTTCGCATATCTAACCATTCTTTACTTCCCTGTTCCATCAGATTCCTCCTTTATTTTCTTTCTCTTCTCGTTGATGATACGGGTGAAGATAGATCAAAATTTCTTCAATTCCCCATTCAATTATAGCGAATTTAACTATAGCCATATAAGCTGCTTTTTGTAGTTCTTTAGCTTCTTTTCCTTGATTTTCTAAAAGAGCTAATGAGGCTTTTAATTGGTCTGCCGCATTCTGAGCTACGATTTCAAAAAAAGATTTTTCTTCACTCATTAAATTCCTCCTTCCATTTCGTCTTGAAGTTGAACTTCAGACTTAGATTTCTCAAGAACCTTTTCGTACATCTCTTTGGGCATCTCCCACAGACTTTGGATTCCTTTTCTCTCAAGGAACTTCATCACCTTTGCCTTGTACTGAGGAACCTTATCAATGAAGAACGAAAGAGTCTTATGTTGTTCTTCAGTTAACTGATCCGATTTCTTGACTGGAGCGTCAATTTGAGGTATTTCATTAACTTTCACCTCATCTCCCACGGTTTCACTTGAAATATTTGAGTCCAATGAGATCTCTCCCTCAACATAGCAATTGCCAATGATATCAGGGAAAAGCTGCCTAGCTAGCCTTGAAAGAGCTCTAGCATAGAGCATATCTCGTGTGAAATTAGCCCAGACCGGATTCTTTGTAAGCCCAGCTTTCTGAGCCTCTTCTATAGAAAAGCTCTCAGTCCAGCAGTCCTTTGTATCAGCACGCTTTCCATGAAGGATGCAGACTGTATTACTCGACCTTGTGTCTCGCGTGATAGAGTGTTTCTTCTGACGGATAAGAGCAGCCATCATACGCGATGACATCTCTACTTTCCCCTTCACGTAGTACAATCCACCTCCTAAGGCAAGTCTAGGATCGACGTTAAGGCTCTTTGCAGTCTCTACAATCGCAAATATACCCTCAGGACCCATCTTGGCATAGTGAGGGGTCTTCATTAGCAACTGGCATAACTCCTGCGTGTTCTTGAGTTCTGCCAAGTAATTTGTTTGTGGCTTAACCACAATTTCTTTATTTTCTACTATCATCATCATCTCCTTTAGTAAGCTCTTTTTGAGCTGTTTTATAGCCAAGCCAGTACATGCTTCTGGTCAATAGAATTAACAATTCATGCTCAGGAAGACAAGAAAGACATAAAGTCTTGCCGTCTCCTAAGTCTTCTAATTTGGATTCACACTCCTGGCAATACATCATCACCTCCTGTCATATCGATAAAAGTTTTGCTCAACTGTACGCAATAATCGAACAGCTGAGTTTGTTTCTTTTGAATGCGGGGCTCAGACTTAGGGATAGAAATTCCCCAGGCCCCAGTAAGTTCGTCTAAAGCATTTTCCATGCCCTCTACGCTTCCAGTGTTATACATGTGATGGATGAGCTCTTCTACGAACTCCTTAGCAGCCTCAAACTTGGCTACCTCCTCACTGTACTCACACTCATGATCTGGTTCATCATAATAACTAGGGTCAAAGAAATCGGCCCTTAGGCTTGGTTCATAATAATTCATCATCACTCCTTCCGGTTGAAACTCCACGATTCCGCGTG